TAGCTTATGTTATATGACATTACATCCACCCCATGCTAACGCCAAAGATCCAGCCTAGCACCACCGCAGCAATCGCCGCAGTGATGATGATGTCTTGCACCCAATTAGTCATTGATAACTCCATAGCTGCGACATAGCTGGTTGCGCGTTGGAGCGTGTTTGATGCTTTTAACGATCTCTACGATCTCATCATATGTGCCATAGAGGTAGGCAGATTTAAGCCGTGCGTTATGCATACTAACGTCATAATCGGTTGGGCCTGTGTGGCAGTCACAAGCCTCTGTAATCGTCACACTGTCATCAAACGGGTTGTGCTGGTGTGAGTAGCTTATAAGGCCAGTGCCTTTACATTCTTTGCAAGTCATTAGTAATTCTCCCCGTTTACTTTAACTTTGGTGGGACGCTGGATGATGGTTTGCTTAATGCCTTCGCGCACTTCATGGTCTTTGACCTTGGCCGTGCAAGTTACTTCAGCGCCGCTGCCCCAATATTGTGAGCCTTTGTAAATAATAATATTTTGATTATCGTCACGGCATACATGAAGGTACGAAGATCCATACATGCTTTCTAACTCTACAATTATAATAACCTTGAGAGAAAAAGCTTGACGCTCGCCTACCGTGCCAACAAATTCGCACTTGCTGTCTCTCTCAGCCCATTCTGCTTTTTGAGCGGCGCGTTTATCCAGCGTTTTTACAATAGCATTGCGCATGTTAGGTGTAGGCTGACCAAAGCTTTGAATGCCCTTCTTAACGGCTGAGAAAAACCCTTCGCCTTCTGGGCTGTAATCATCCAAGAAATCAATAATCTCTTGAGCGCGATCATCAGATGCAATCCAGTTGACGCGCTTTGTGTGAGCGGCGTTTGCCAGCTTGCGAGCTTGAATGGCTGGGTGATAATTATGCTCATATTCGTGTGTCGGATCGTATGCCATTTTATTCTCCTTGTTGCTTACAGATGCTATTATAGAGATTGCAGACTACATTGCAAGTAAAAAAGTTTGCTAAAAACCAATTTAGGTTAATAGCAAACTCTTGGGTATAGACTTATGAGACTTGATCGGCCACCTCATCCAGCCGGTTCATCAGCACGGCCAGAGCAACGCCTAGATCCTTGAAGGATGCTTTCTCAGCACATTCGCGGATAGTATCCCAGCGGTGCGGGTGGCTGTCTGGGTTCTGCCTTGTCAGGCGTACATCACCATCAGGGCCGTGGCTCATCTTGAATTTTAAAGGCGCATCTGGGAAGCTGTCTAAGGGATTGCCACCCATCATATCGGAAAGCTGGTTATCGTCTGGCTTACTGCCAAGAGCATCAAATGAGCCAACTTGATGTTCGTTGAGGAATGCCAGCAAGCTTGGCTTGTCGGTTGGAACCTCAATAATTCTCATATCATTTTTAAAGCGCTTGCGAGCTTCAGCTTGAGTGCCAGCCCATTCGCCTTTGTTGTTCGTATAAAGTTTCATAGCGTTCTCCTGTCGCTGTAGTGGGGGCCGTAGCCCCCTGATTATCAGACCAAGTAGTTTGGGCCTGTCCATTGAATTTTATAGTCACCGAAAATGTTGCCACGCGCTTTGTTGCGGGCTGGCGCTGACCAACCGGCGGGCTTGAGAATGTCACCGGCTTGAAACTTGGCGTCATCTGCCTTCATCACAAAACCCCAGACCATTTCTTGATTTCGGGTTTTAGTAGTGATTTTGATATACTTTGGGCCAACCTTATAAGACAGGCCATCTTCAAACTCAGCGATCATATCGGTTTTTACAACACATGGGTTGGGGCCATGCCATTTTCTGTAATCAGATTTGATTGCGGCCAGTAAGTTGTTCATTGCGTTTTCCATAAGGTCATCTCCTTGTTGCTTATAAATTATATATAGGGGACTATAGCCTACATTGCAACCCCTAAACATAAAAAAAGGGGCCGAAGCCCCAATTTATTTTAGAATGAACCTTTGCCGTTATAGGTTCCTGTTTCAAACAGCTTGTCGCGGTAGCTGCTATCTGCACCTCTGAAGCATTCCCAGAAGTCAATCGTCGGAATGTCATGGCCCCGCGCAATTAGCTCATCGCGGTAATTGCTTGCTGCAACTTCATTGAAGTGGCCTTTAGTGTGGCCGGTGCAACTTTGTGTGGCGACAGCGTTTGCCATCCACTCAGATAAATCAGCGTCAGTTGCGGTTTTGATTTGGTCGGTAGTCATCATGTTGGCCTCCTAGCCGTTGCGGGGCCGTAGCCCCTGTTGCTTATACATTATATATAGTAGCTTATAGCCTACAAGTCAAGGGGGGTAGACAAATAAATTAAAAAAAATATTATCCAGCCATGAATAAAGTTGAGATCCAAGTGTCAGGACAGCCCCAAGGAAAGGGCAGACCACGCTTTACCCGCACTGGTCACACTTATACCCCGACAAAGACAAAAGAGTATGAAGCCCGCATTCAAGCAGCAGCATGGTCAGCTATGAAGCAGCACGGGCTAGAACCGACAGACAGGCCCGTTCACGTTGATATGGTGGCTTTCATGGACATACCTAAGTCATGGCCCAAGATGAAGCGCCTAGAGGCCGAATATGGAGCCATACGGCATATGAGCAAGCCTGATTTGGATAACATTATAAAGGCTGCCGTTGACGGGATTGTAGGAAAAGTGGTGTTAGATGACAAACAGGTTCACAGCATCAGATCCAGAAAAGTGTATTGTCATCCTGATCGGGGGCCGGTTCTCTATATTTCGGTTGAATGGGAATAGCTGTAATCTGGCCCATACGTTTCGCGCCACAGCTTTGGCTCACGATGGAGCGCGATTTTGGATGTGTCAAAAAGACCCTGATGATGCCCTTCGCATAAAGGGATACAACTTGTGTCTGGGCGCTTCTCAGTGCCGTGACGATCATGGATAGGGTGATGGGCTTGGGTGGCGCTTTGCTGCACCTCCCCAAACCTCTCACAGACGCAGCACGGCTGCTCTCTAACCCAGCGCAAAAACTTTACGCTTTTTTTGTCCTTGGGCTTTTTCAAACCCAAAGGTGGTTTATTTGCTAAGTTAGGCAACTGGAAATTCTGCAAATCTGTTGTCAACCATAACTTTAAAAGCCTCACTTGGAACGTATCGGCAAACTTCTATTTCGTTTGGATCGTTAGTGCGGTTCATTCCTTTTGGTGTAACCCGATAATCTGGCTTGCACTCAATATTGTTTATATCAACAAAAGTTACTGATTTGCATTTATACCAAAAAACCATGAACAATGATTTTACGCCAGTAAGTTGGGTTTGCTGCTGGCCTAAAATTATCTTTGACATTGGGATCATTATTTCTGGCAATTCTCCAAACGCATAATTTACTACGCGCATCTCAATAAATGCATGTGGCTTTCTTGTGTTGAAATCATAGGCCACAGCGTCAAAAATGCTGTATTTGAGTTGAAGGTCACATTCGCAGTTTTTTTCTTTTTTTACGATTGCAGCCAATTCTTTTTCGCGGGTTTTGTTTTCTTCACTGTATGTGTAACGGGTCATATCCTATAGCCTCCGATAGCTTTTCCATTGCGGTTTCAAAATATTTCATAAAGTCTTGCTGGCTCATCTGGTCAAACGAAATGCTGCTTGGAATACGCATAAATTCTTCAGCCAATTCATTGTATTTCATGCTGTAATAACCACACGCAAATTTTAACTCATCGTGCAGATGTTTTTCGGTGGGCCATTTGCCAGTGTCTTTACATACGTTGCGCAGCGCCGCCCAATAAAGATTGTGGTGAGGATTGGATCTCTTGCCGGTAGGTATCAAGTTAAAAACTTGACCATCAGCAAAATCTTCCATGCGCTGTGCATCGTATTGAGAAACGGGCAATAACTGCCCGCCCTTTAGGTGTACTTGAATTTTAGGCACTTGCTCGCCAAACTCTGATTTTGTCACCCTCTGTTCTGGTGATTATTTTAATATCCATGTTTTTTGCAGCGGCCCACATTGCATTTCTTTCATTGCCTTTATCTAATAAAATGCTGTGGCCCTTCTTCATTTCACGCAAAATATCACGCCACTTACCAGCACGGCCAGCAGTCGGCATTGGCACTTTTTTATCAATTTTAAATTCCATTGTTTTCTCCTAAACACATGGTTGTGGGGGTGGGCTTCCTGTAAAGTTTATGCACCATTGCCAAACCTTACCCACCCCCTGATTAACCCTCAAAAGGGTATTTCGTCATCCAGATCCGCTGTAGGCGCTGGGGCTTGATGATCGGTGTATTTCACCGGCTCCGCAGAGCGCCCACCAAGCAGCTTAACTTCTGATGGTCTAACACCCAAGAAAGTTTTGCCATTGTACTCACGGGTTTTTAAATCGCCTGTCACAGCTACTTGCGTACCTTTTGTAAGATACTGCGATAATTGTGGGCGGTTATAGGATACATCAAAGAACATCACTCCTTTGTTTTCTCCCCAGCCATCGTCAACTGCGACAGAAAAGGAGACAAATCCCCCTTTCGCGTTCTCACGAATTTCACTGTCTTTGGTAAGACGCCCAACGATAGTAATCGCTTTCATATTCCTAACTCCACTTTGCGGTTATTGTTTGCATCAAAGAGCGCGTCATATTGCTCTGACGTTAGCCCCGTGCTGTTAATGAGCTTTTTAAATTTTGGCTCAAACTTCTCAAAAGCTGACGCAGTGCAGTTTTTGTAAAATTCTATAGATGCTTCTACTCTGGCATCTGTGTCTAGTTCCATTGCTGGTTTAGACTGTTCAGCGTGTGCTGCTTCCTTGCGAGAGATGCCATCCATCTCATTAGATGATGCATACTGCCCGCCATGCAAACCCATGCTGGCAAGCGCCCGTCCGATTGCAGAAGTTTCGCACACCTCTACAGCAGACGTTTTAGTAATGTGCGATGATCCGCGTATTTCTTCTGCAAGGCCAGATCCAACAACAAAACCATCCTTGTCAGCGATCAAAGCCCGCACGATAACCGTCTTACCATCGTTATGCACGATCTCAGTTGTGATGCCGTAATCACCGCCAAATGACATGCGGAAAGCTTCTACGCGCTTGGCAACCTCTGTGTATTGTTTGCCACCGCGCTGCTTTACGCCGTGAGATTTATTTAATTCAGCAACAAGATCCATTGCTTGATGAAATTTATTAGCTTGCATATCCTGCTATCTCCTTTTTCAAATCATGGTCATAGTTTGCAGCTTTAACGCCTGTCTCTACAGCCTTAATCATGCGGCTTACAGTATGAGTTGAGATGTTTTCTTTTACAGCCATCTCAATCATAGCTTTAACGATAGCAGCTTGGATCTCTACTGGTGTTGGATGTTTATGCATTTTGTACCCCTACTTGCATTTTGTGGGTTGTACCTATCAGCAATGTAGTCTATGCACAACCCCATAATTGTTTTTGGAGTAAAAAAAATGGAAGCAAGTACAATGTACCGACTTGACAAGATCCAGCAGATGCTTGGTGATCGTCAAGTGCAAGCCATAGCAGATGCTACTGGTCTATCGCGCTGGACTATATACAATGTGCGAAATGGCGTTGGCAAAATACGTTATGAAACAGTTGAGCGTTTGTCAGATTATTTTGAGCGCCAGAAATAATAGAACCGCCAGCGCGGTTGGTCATGCTGGCGGTTCGTAGGGGTAAACAGTGTCGGAGAACACAATGGTACTCCTGATACACTATAGGAACAAAAAATTAAAGGGGTTACTATGTCAAATCACACTTTCAATCCAGAAATCGCTTGCGCTGTAGGTGTCAACGCGGCTGTCATTTACCAGAACATTTTATTCTGGACAGAGAAAAATGCTGCAAATAACCGCCATTTGCATGAAGGTTCTTACTGGACGTACAACAGCATTGCAGCGTTTGAAAAGCTGTTTCCATACTTATCTGGCAAACAGATTAGAACCGCACTGTCTACGCTTGAGAGCGCCGGTCTTATCATCTCAGGAACATTCAATAAGTCGGGTTACGATAGGACAAAATGGTACTGCCCTGTAGGTCAGGTGGATTTGACCCAGAGGGCAAATGGATCAGCCCCAGAGGGCGAACCTATACCAGATAATAAACCAGTTAAAAAACAAAGTAATAATATTAGGGATATTTTATCTACTTGGTTGATTGACGAAGAAGCTGCTGACAGTTTCATCGCATATCGTAAATCCATCAAGAAGCCACTTACTGAAACCGCTGCTAAGAGATTGTCTGAGAAACTACGGTGGATCTTTGTCGGTGGTGGTGAGCCATCTGATGCCTTGGCTATGTGCGAAGAAAAGGGTTGGCAGAGCATAGAGGTTGAATGGTTCTTTAAATCACTTCATGGTGAGAAATCTGATAGCTATAAAAAAGCTATGACAAATATTGAGCAAGCAAAGCGGGAGACAGTGTAATGGATTATGGTCAAAGAGTAGAAATGATTAAGCGTCATCTGGCAGCAATGTTAAGCAGCTATGCAATTCCTAGCCATTTGCGCAGCAGTGAGACAGCGCAGCAGGATGAGATTGATGTAACGGCTAAAGCTTTAAATCAGCTATTCCCAAACAACACTACGCCAGATCATTTGGCCGGTACGTTTGAACGTGCAGCATTGAAGATTAAGGCGGCTCATACCTCACGCTCATGGCCTAAAGCATCTGACATAGCATCAGCTATTAAAAGTTGCTTTGACAAAGCCAGTGGCCGTGACGTTGCTTCTGGGCCTTGGAAGCCTGATACTTATAAGATCAATGCTGAGAGAATTAAACGCGGCGAGGCTGTCGGTGACAATTGGGTAAACGGTAAGCTGGGTGAAGCACTGGTGGAGCGTGGCTTGGTCACTGAGCAGGATCTTCTGCCTTACCGCGAGGCAATAGGTTTTGCAAAACGATTTGAGGCGTGATAGACTTTTAGTCGGGCGTCATACCCTCTGTCTGCTCTACTTCCCCCCTCTGGCTAGGTTTTGCACTGCAACGAGGGGGGTCTTTTCTTTTAGTGGTTCTTAGCATACTATACACAACATATAGACGCACCCTCTAAGGACGGACTTATGCAACCAGAAGTTGAAACCGACACTAACTTAGTGAAAAATAAACCGCCCGCCGCTGGAAAAGGTAGACCCAAAGGCGCTAAGAATAAAAACAGTAAGCTTTTAAAAGATGCTATCTTAGAAGCTGCTGAATTAGCCGGTGGTAAACGTGGCATGGTTGCCTATCTTGAGTTGCAAGCAGAAGCAAACCCAACCGCTTTCATGGCTCTTATGGGAAAGGTTCTGCCATTACAGGTTACAGGATCTGGCGCACAGGGCGAGCATGAGTTTGTCATCAAATGGAAGTCATAGAAATTGACTACACTCCAAGGCTACAAGCGCGAGATTTTCATAACAGATCAGAGCGGTTTGCAGTATTGGTTGCACACAGGCGATTTGGTAAGACTGTAGCTGCGGTTAATGATCTTATCAGAGATGCGCTAACCATTGATCTACCTAACGTCAGGGTGGCTTATATCGCCCCGTATCTCAGCCAATCAAAAGCGGTGGCTTGGGATTACGCGCTAGAATATACTCAGGACATCCCTCATATTAAAGTAAATCACAGCGAGCTTAGGATAGATTTCCCCAATGGTGCAAGATTTCGGTTATTTGGCGCTGATAATTACAACGCTATGCGTGGTTTGTATTTTGATGCGGTAGTGCTTGATGAAATGGCTGACTTTCCTGCATCAGCATGGCCCACAGTCATCAGACCGGCTATCGTGGATCGCAAGGGTCGCGCCACAATAATTGGGACGCCTAAAGGCAAAAACGAATTTTGGGAAATGTATGACTATGCGAAAAACCATCCTGAGTGGTGGTGCAGGATGTTCAAAGCGTCTGAGACAGATATTCTTGATGAGGATGAGCTTGAAGAAGCTAAACGCACAATGGGCGAAGATCGCTATGAGCAAGAGTTTGAATGCAGCTTTGAAGCAGCAATCCAAGGTGCATATTACGCGCAAGAAATGAAAACAGCTACCTCTGAGGGTAGAGTGACAAATGTGCCTTACGATCCAGCCGTAGGTGTTACAACGGCATGGGATCTTGGCATAGGTGACAGCACGGCCATATTCTTTGCTCAATATGTAGGACAAGAGATCCGCATTATAGATTATTATGAAAGCAGCGGGGTTGGCTTAGATCATTATGCAAAGGTTCTCAGCCAAAAAGGTTATCACTACTCTGAACATATTTTGCCGCACGATGTGCAAGTAAAGGAGCTTGGCACAGGAAAGAGCCGTATAGAGACTTTAGACGCGCTGGGCATATCTGACATCACGATAGCTCCAAAGCTTGCTGTAGATGACGGGATACAAGCTGCACGGTCTATGATTGCACGATGCTGGTTTGATGAAGAAGATTGCGCTAGAGGCATAGAGGCATTGCGGCAATACCGCAGAGAATTTGATGAGAGATTAAAAACTTGGCGAGGTAGGCCGCTACATGATTGGACATCTCACGGCGCAGATGCATTCCGATATTTAGCCGTTGGAAAGCAGACGCAGCAAGATTGGGGTGAGCCGATCAGAAGGAATTTGCGCGGCATAGCCTAATGTGGTAGTGTGCGGCATATATGCTCTGCGCGGGGTTTTTATGTCACTTTACGAAAATATCCATAATAAAAGAAAACGCATTAAGGCTGGATCTGGTGAGCGAATGCGTAAGAAGGGTGCGGCTGGCGCTCCTTCAGATAAAGATTTTAAAGATGCAGCTAAGACTGCAAAAGATTTTACGCCTTGCAAGGGATGTCCGACTAGGGGCGCTTGTAAGAAATCAGGCAAATGTCTTATGAAAACTATGGCGGGATAGAAAATGCGTTGTGGATACAAGAAAAAGGGCCGCAAGGGCGGTAAGAAAAAATGAAAAGACCCAAGAAGCGCCCAGAGGGGTTAAAGCCTGTTAATTTTGGTAGTGATGATAACGGGTCAAAAGCATCGTCAAAATCAAGTGGCAGTAGCGGGAAGGGTGGCGGTAAGTCGGTAGACCCGTCTACATCTAAGGGTCAAAAAGCCATTGCTGCCAGCCGCACAGAGAAAAGTGGCTTTGGTTACTATAATGATGCTGGGAAATATGTTCCTGCATACATAGATGCATTTGACGGTGGTGGGATGAACCAGCAAGGAACGTATTTTGCTGGCGGGCCTTTATCTAATATTTTAAACGTAGCAAAGGTTGCGCCATTGGGCGCTACAGAAGGGTTAGTGCCGCGTGAAGAAATTGGCTACCGTGATCTGACCGATATGTTTGACCAAGGTGGCCCACAGGCAAGCGGTGGTGGCTTTAGAGGCGCGGGTGGCTTTAGTGGTTTAGGCAATATAGCTAATATGCTTGCTGGCAATGAAAGCGAGCGCGTTGGTTATTACGATGAGGGTGGCCGATTTTATGAGCCACCAGCCCCGACACCAGCCCCATCTGGTATTTTAAATGCTGTTCAGGATAATGTTTCGCCTCAAAATTACGAAAGCACTGCTCGCCAAATGCAGACAATGGGCCTTCCAAATTATGAAAGCACGGGTCGGCAAATGAATGCAATGAACCGTCATCCACTAGACTACAGAAGCCAGCATGTTAGAGAAGCTGTAGCTGATGTTTTTGAAAGAGAAAAAGAAAGAGCGGATAATTTAGGAGTTCCATTTGAAGAAGGAAGTGATGCTTTAAACAGATATTACGCTCAAAAGCACATGGCATATTCTGGACAGCCGATGTCTCAGCTTACAAACCCTAGTGTTGATGGTATTCCAAACATAGATCGGCTTATGCCGCCAGTAAACGCCGCGCCACAGGCTGCGCAAGGAATACCTATTGAGCCTTATCAAGCAAAGCCAGTACCTTCTTTATTGCAGCTTGATGCAGGGCCGAATTACCATGCCACAATGGATAGAATGTTGCAGGAGTTAGGAGAAGAAAAGTTTAATGAAATTTTAATGTCTCCCAATTCCGCTCAACTTATTGATTTATATGAGCGTGGCGGGCCATTTAAACTATGACCAAAGCAAAATCTAAAAGCCGAAAGTCTGGCCCAAGCTTATCTGTAGGGCGCGGAGAAAAACTGTCTGTTAAGCGTGGCGGTGGTTTAACGGCCAAGGGTAGAGCAAAGTATAACAAGGCCACAGGAAGCAATCTCAAGGCTCCTGCGCCCAACCCAAAAACAAAGAAAGAGAAGGCTCGCAAAAAATCCTTCTGCGCCAGATCACAAGGCTGGACGGGTGAGCGGGGCAAGGCTGCGCGTAAAAGGTGGAAGTGCTAGATGGCTGAAAGCTACAGGGATCTTTACGCACAAATAACAGGTGATACTTTTAACGCTTATCGTCCTAGAGAGGATGGCGTTGAAGGTCATATGTATGGTGAAGCCACACTAAAACGCGCTGTAGAGAGATTGCAGTCAATGCCCGCTGGCCCGCAAGAAACTTATATGATGTCAAAAATGACAAATATGGGGCCGAAAAAAGGTTTGTTTGCTGGAAGTATGTATGATCTTTCGCCAGAGGCGGGCGAAGATTATTTTAGAAATCAATTAGATAATTTCAGAGATCCAGATAAAAGCAATCTTGATGTCGGAGTGGAAACGCTAAAGAACCTTTTGCATTCTGGCGTAAGTCCTGCAACAAAAATGGGGTTTGCTCGCGGTTTGTTTAGATATTTGTCGGAAAGATAAAATGGCAAGTTTTATAGATTTTCTTTTGCAGAACAGAGGCGCGTTACAGCCAGAATACCGTGATCCGCGTGAAAGTATCGGTAGGCAGTATTTGAGAGAAGCGGCATCAGATTTGAGTGATGCAGTAAACGCTTACGAAGTACCTTCTATGAACCCTGTTTTTACTTTACCAAAGTTACTTCTGGCGTTAGATCCTGCAATTAGATCAGGAACAGGTGCAGCAGTATCAACAGCCCAATCTCTTTCTGAGGGGTTTCCATTTTTTCAAGATAAAAAATCAAGTGACAAAATGGGTCGTGATTTAATCGCGCTGGTTGATGAAAGCCCCGTTGAAATGATGGTCGCGCCATATGCCGGTTTATTAGATAAAGCTGGTGAATTTGGATCTATGGTTAAGCGATCAAGGCCATATCTTCTTGGCGATATATTAGAGGGAAACCCTGATGTTATGAATTTGCCAGAAAAGGGCAGACCGGCAGCAGTGGGTATTCCAGACGCAGGGAGATTTTCTTCTAGGCCGATTGCTGAAGTGCAAAGCGCATCTCGCAAATATATGGATGAAGCTGGCATAGATATTCCAGAATATATTGAATATCCAGAATTGGATCAGCAGCGGGCTAAATACATTGCAGCAGCGTATGAGCGCATGAAGCACGATCCAGATAATCCAGAAGTAAAAGCTGCATATGAAGCGTTAAAAAATGAAACAATGGCACAGTATGAAGCGCTTAAAGATACTGGCATAGATTTTAAGTTTCTGCGCGAGGGACAGACAGATCCATATGCAAAAAGCCCCGCGATGGGTTATCAAGATGTTGTGGAAAACAGAGAATTAACTGTATTTCCTACTGACTTTGGCTACGGTTCTGGTGAGTTTGATGCATCAGACAACCCTCTACTTGGTTTTGTTGGTCAAGTTGGCGATAAAGAAGATGCTGTTGCAAATGACGCTTTCCGCGTTGTGCATGATATGTTTGGTCATTTAGGTGCAGGAAACCCTCAGTTTAGAGCAAAAGGTGAAGAACGTGCTTGGCTAGAGCATAGCAGAATGTTCAGTCCAGAAGCCCGAAAGGCCATGACAACTGAGACACGCGGTCAAAATAGCTGGTTAAACAGTGGGCCATTTGCAGATCAAAATGCTACTGCTTTGGGCGCTGATACAGTGTTTGCCGATCAGAAGGCTGGTTTGCTGCCAGATTGGGCTGTAGATCCACAGGGTATGCCAAAAGGCATTGAGCGTGATGAGTTAGACGAAATTATCAAGAAGTGGGGCAGATAATGCGGAAGGGTTTACGGCAAGCTTCACAGTTAGCAAAAGGCTTGCTTGATTTATTTCATTATTCTGATGAGGTGCGGCCAGTTATTGATCCATTGCAGCATTTAACTAACCCTAATATTCGCGGCATGGAGCGTGAGTTAGCTTATGGAACGCGGTTATCTAAGTACGGTGAAGTGCCAGAAGTAATTTATGACCCTTACCCGCCACAATCCTATTTTGGAACATCTAATTATACGCCCGAAAGTGGTTTGGGTGAAGTTATCCACAAAACAACTGCTGATGAAGAAGCCTTCTACGATGTTTCTGAAGATGTTAAAAGGTTTATGCCTTTAGCGCGTGAAGAAGTAATGGACAGGTTGGCAGAGTTTGACAAGAAATTTACACCGTATGAAGTAAATCTAATGGTGCAAGGCAGGGCAATGAGTTTAGCAAAAGAAGCTAAATATTTGGGCCTTAGCAATAGAAAATACAGGCCAGATGTCTATACTCAATTCAACGAAGTGATCCCGCAAGAGGTTCAACCGTTAGGGCAAGAAATGATGTCATTGGTAGAATACCTAGAGAGCATAAAAAAATGACAGAATATGAAATAGAAGTTGATGATATGGGGCTGGGTTTAATGCGCAGTGATCCATTTTATAGAAGCGTTGAGGTAGTGAAGGAAAAACCTACCGGCACAATGCAGAAGCGTTATTTAGTAAAAGTTGTTGAGCGAGAAGAAAACGCATATTACGCAAAAAGCGTTTAACCTTGGGTTCTCAGCCAAAGTATGATAAAAGTAAGCCAATCTTAGGAGATTTACATGGCGATCACAACTTACGCAGAGTTACAAACTGCAATTGGCGATTGGCTGAACCGCGCCGATCTTGACCAAAAGATACCTGATTTTATTCGGTTAGCTGAAAGCACGTTGAATGATGTTTTGCGTTCTGCTGATATGGTCACGCAATCAACGTCTATAGCAATTACAAGTGGCCGCGCCACATTGCCAGCCGATGCTTTAGAGATTGTCTACGCGCAGGTGGCGTCATCTGAGGATGAGCCTTTAGAGCAAATTACGCCGCAGCAGCTTACAATGTTGCGAAGAACGCGCACAAGAAATGCTGCAAACCCTAGATTTTACGCTATTGTTGGCCGTGATATAGTGGTCACTCCTACACCGGCATCTGGATCTTTGGATTTAGATTACTATCAAAGACTGCCAGTTTTGTCTGATAGCAATACAACAAACTGGCTGCTGACAGATAGCCCGCATATTTACCTTTACACCAGCTTGCTTCATGCAACGCCATTTTTGATGGATGATGCCCGCTATGCTGTATTTAACAATACAGTGAGCCAGCAAGTGATGTCAGCGGTACGTTCTCAGCAAACTCTTGCTTTAGATGATATGAAGATGGCAGGATTTTCTTTGTCAGCGCCTACTGATGTTGCGGCTGCGCAGCAATCGGCTCTGGCATCTGTTGCGGGGTAAGGCTGTTAAATGGCAATTACATCTTATGCCACGTTGCAAGATGCAATCTTAGCTTACGCAAATAAGCAAGATATTGCGCAGTCATTAGATACATTCATTGCCTTGGCAGAAGCAGATATGCAGCGCAAAGTGCGTCACTGGCGTATGGAGCGCCGCAGCACGGCATTATTAGATACGCAATATACAGCCTTACCTAGTGATTTTTTAGAGCCTGTTAGAACAATGCTAACGGGTTCAGATCCATTGCGTTTAGAATTGATTGGCATTGGAGAATTAGCGGAACGCCGTGAAAGATCCAATGACGTAACCTCTAAGCCAAAGTATTATGCTATCGTAGACGGTACGATAGAAGTTTTCCCGAAACCCGATGCAGATTACACTTTTGAGATGGTTTATTATTCAGATATTCCTGCTCTTAGTGACAGCAACACATCAAATTGGGTTCTGGAAAAGCATCAAGACGCATACCTGTTCGGAGCATTGATGCAGACAGCGCCATTTTTGGGTGATGATGGAAGGTTGGCCGTTTGGACTTCATTGTATCAAAGCGCAATAGATGGTATAAATGCTGAGAGCGAAAAGGCAAAGACTGCTGGCGCGGGTCGGCGTATTCAAATTAGGAGTTACTAAACATGGCAAGCTTTACAAAGGTCAATGACTTTGTTGTAAATTTGGCAAACGCTATGGATCTTGACAGCGACACTTTAAAGGTAGCTTTGTCAAATACCGATCCAACATCAGGCACAAATGTTGTTTCTGATGGCAATGGTGTTTTGGCAAACATCACCGAAATTTCATACACAAACCTGTCATCTCGCACGTTGGCTAATGTCACCAGCACACAAACATCTGGCACATATAAGTTAAGTGCAGATGATTTGACACTGACAGCATCAGGCGGCACTGTAGCGGCATTTAGATATATTGTTGTATATAATGATACGCCTACATCACCGGCAGATCCGATCATTGGGTACTATGATTATGGAGCCAGCTTAGTGTTGAATGATGGTGATACGTTTACCGTTGATATCGGCACAAACGGCATTCTGACACTTACATAAAAAGGTAACTCATCATGGCTAAATTGTTTAACAGGGCCAAGATGACAACCGCCACTACTGGAAGCGGAACTGTCACTTTGGGTTCCGCGTCCAATGGGTTTCAAACATTCGCAGCGGCGGGTGTTTCAAATGGTGATGTTGTCCAATACGTTATTGAGGAAGGTGCGAATTTTGAGATTGGCACAGGCACATATAGCAGTACCGGCACATCACTAACCAGATCCCCGACAGAAAGTAGTAACAGCAATAACGCGATCACTTTAGCCGGTCAGGCAACCGTTTCTATTACGGCTGTCGCTGATGATCTAAACAGGCTTCAGCACGGTGGATCTGACAAGGTTACGGTTTCGTCTACGGGCGCAAGTGTTACCGGCAATTTGGCTGTTTCTGGAACCGTTGATGGCCGCAATGTTGCAAGTGATGGCAGCAAGCTAGATGGCATTGAAAGCGGTGCAACGGCAGATCAAACAGCCGCAGAAATAAGATCATTAGTAGAAAGCGCATCTGATAGTAATGTTTTCACCGATGCAGACCACACAAAGCTGAACGGCATTGAGGCTAACGCAAAGAACGATCAGACGATCACAGCGGGTGGTGGGCTAACTGGTGGCGGCACTGGTGACGTTACCATCAGCCACGCGGATACGTCCTCACAGGCGTCAGTAAACGGCTCTGGGCGTACTTACATCCAAGATATAACCTTGGACACCTACGGGCATGTTACGGGGCTGGCAACGGCTACTGAAACGGTGGTCAATACAAACACGATCCCAAACAATGCCACGATCACTTTGAGTGCGGGGGGTGCGCTAACTGGTGGCGGTAATTTTACAACCGATCAATCGTCAAATGAAACGATCACCTTTAATCACTCAGATACGTCTAGCCAAGGTTCTGTAAACAATTCGGGCCGCACCTATATCCAAGACATTACGTTAGATGGGTATGGTCATGTTACTGGAATAAATAGCGCCACAGAAACCGTTACGAATACCAATACCAATCAATTGACTACTTTTGTCGTTGAGGATGGTGATGGCACAGAAGTTACAATCTCTCAGGGCAAAGAGTGGAAATTTGTTGAGGCTGGCGGGATCAATATTAACTGGACTGATACCAGCACAGGTTCAGATGGCGATCCCTTTGATCTGTCTTTTAATGTTTCAACATCTATTACGGCTGGTAGCGGTTTAACGGGTGGCGGGGCGCTTAGTTCAAACCGCACAATTTCACACTCTGATACATCAACGCAAGCCTCTGTAAACAACAGTAGTGGCACAGTCATTCAAGACGTTACGCTAGATGGCTTTGGGCATGTTACGGGTTTAGCGTCAGTCAATTTAGATGGGCGCTATTACACTGAGAGCGAAGCAGACAGCCGCTTTGTAAATGTCACTGGCGACACTATGACGGGCGAGTTGCAAATAAATGCACGGCTTGATGTTGGTGATGGCACAGGCGGTGATACTGAGGTTAGAATTTACAAAGCTGATAACAACGTCAGCGATCATATTCAGTTTTACAACGGCACAACCCGTATGGGTGAGATTGGCTGCCAAGATACAACGTGGCTGCGTATTAACCAAGTGACCGCCAAAAACATTTATACTCCAAGATATATTAGGTCAGATGGTGGCTTCTTTGTTGATGGTACTACCAAAGGCATAAACGGGTCAGGAAACTTTATTGGCGGCACGATTACTGGTGCGTCTGATGCGAATGTAAGCAATTGGAATACTGCTTATGGCTGGGGCGATCACGCTGCTGCTGGTTATACGTCAAACGTAGGTGATATAACGGGCGTAACGGCTGGTACAAACCTTAACGGTGGCGGCACTAGCGGGTCTGTTACCCTTAATCTTGATAGCACGATTGACGTTACAGAGGTTCATCTTGGTTCAGAGGTTCAGCTACGGGAAAGCACAGACCGTGCTGATTTGCTGCAAATTACATCAGCAACTTCTACTTGGGGTGGCTTGCAAATTCGCAATAGCTCAAACGAGGGCCGCTGGTCATTTATGACCGATGGCTCAACAAGTGGTTTTTATGATGATGAAAACGGCGATTGGGCTGTTCAAATGCAAGAAAACGGTGGGGTTACGCTCTACCACAATGGTGTATCCAACTTCACCACAGGGCCGACTTATATGGAAATGGCTCGCCACCTAGATATGAATAACTATGACATCTATGGATGTGATCAGATATTTCATCACGGCGACACCAACACATACATGCAGTTTCATGCTTCCGATCAGTGGCGCGTTGTTGTCGGTGGGTCAGAGCGGCTAGAAGTTAAAAACTCATCTCCGCATGTTTTGGTTTCTGGCGATCTAAACAGTACATCTGATGAGCGGCTAAAGAAAAACATCAAGCCAATTGATAATGCGCTCGCTGATATTTGTCAGCTTGAGGGCGTTACATTTGATTGGCGCGATACCGGCACTCAGGGCCAAGGCTTCATAGCGCAACAGGTTGAGCCGATTATTCCAGACGTTGTGAATACCGATGAAGATACTGGCATGAAATCTATCAACTATGTCGGCCTGATTGGTCATCTGGTTGAGGCAATCAAAACGCAGCAAACTCAGATTGACGATCTGAAAGCTGAAATCCAATCCATGAAAAGCTAATAGTGAAAGGACACGACGATGGCTTTACAGATAAACGGCACAACAGTCGTAAATAACTCAAGGCAATTGCAGAATATTGCGAGCGTTGACACCACCACAAAGAACGCAATTGAAGCGGCTGGCATTGGGGGATTTTCTATAATTGACACGTTGTATACAAATGCCCCTTCTGGTGGCAACAGCTTGTACGTTAGTGGTGGCAACATACAGGGCACTGGTTTTACTGCTGGAAGTACAGGGGTAATAGGGATTTATAACTACACAGGAAGTAAGTCTAATAGGGCTGGAATTGTGTATACTGGGTCTAACAGTTGGTTTACTAATAGTAGTATCCCAGGGGGGCTTAGTGCTTTGATCCATAAGGGCGGTGGAACAACTCAATGGGTTGGCCCAGCTAGCGGTTTTTTCTATCTTGCGCCAAACGCTTCTATTACAGCGGCAAGCACGGATACTAGACAGAATTTTATATACTATCAAAACATATAATTCGTGATTATTGGGGTTAATTATGTCTATGCAGATGATGAGTGTTTTGGGCAGTGCATTTTTGTTCGCAGATAATCTTCTTACGGAAGAAGAAAATAAAACCCTTTGCTCTCTTTGTGATGAAGTGAGATCGGACTTTAAAGGTAAAAACCCAGAAGGTTGGGATGCGACAAATACCACAACCTTTACTGGGTTTGATCCTTTTCAAGATGAGAGGTTTAGGTTTTACAACAACAAGGTTCAGGAAGCTGTAAACTCTTATGCTGCTGAACATGAGAGATCAGAGCCTATGAACTATTCAAATGGGTGGGTTAATTTCAATAAAACTGGAGAGTTCGTTGAGGAGCATATTCATAGTGAGGCACGCCTAAGCTGTATATATTATGCAAAATCTCCAGAGGGTTCTTCTGGCACTATGTTTAAATCTCCATACAAAGATATGTTTGGCTTTCCAGACAACAGAGACGTTATTGGAAGTGATCCACTAGAAAGAAGGCTTATTGTGTTTCGGTCATATATTCCTCATTTAGTCAGGGCTGGCAAAAACAAGACTGAAAGAATTACACTGGCAAGCAACTGGGTTTAGTGAATGTTAGGTTTTACTCCACTAGCCGCAGGGCCAATAGCAAGCAGCGGAACTCAAGATTATATCTTTGAGGTTAATGCCGGTACGTTTGCGGTTAGTGGGCAGGGCGCAGCAAAACTCATTACTGAGTTTGTGCCAGATGGTCAGTACGTTCTAAACGGCAGGGCGGCTGAGTTTAGCAAAACGATGAATGTGGATCTGGCGGCGGGGTCTTTCGCTGTCTCAGGTCAAACTATCATCTTTGAGCTTGGTTTTGGTCTGATTGCTGAGAGCGTATCATTCGCTCTTACCGGCCAAGATGTAACGCTGCAAAAAGCATTAAACGAAACCTTGGCGAGTGGGTCGTTTGCTCTTGCTGGTCAGGATGCAGATGTAAATGCGCAGCTTAACATCACAGCCGCCTCTGGCTCATTTGCTTTAACCGGCCAAGAAATTACTGAAAAAATCAGTGAAGTAGTTGACGCTGGAAGCTTTACCCTCACAGGCCAAGATGCTGCGGTTAATGCGCAGTTTAACATCTCTCTGGCATCTGGATCTTTTGCTTCTACCGGCCAGAATATTACTGAGGATATATCTGAGGCTGTAGAGGCTGGCAGCTTCGCTCTAACGGGCCATGCAGCGCCCATGTCGTTTAATCTAAGCGTAGATGTGCTATCTGGCTCTTTCGCGTCTACAGGGCAAGCTGTAACGCTGCAAAAGGCTATTAGGTTTGACGCCTCACATGCATTATTCTTTGTTACCGGCCAATCTATAACTGAAGATATAACAGAATTTACACCGGCTGGCGTGTTTGCATATTCTGGGCAAGATGCGTCATTTAGCATTGCAATGAATACCCAGCTTGATGCTGGATCTTTCGCGGCAACTGGCAATGTCATCCCATTCAAAAAGGCGATGAATGTTGACCTTGCGAGCGGATCGTTTGCGCAAACCGGCAATACTGTTCTGTTTAGGGTCGGCAATAGAATGCCAGCCGATAGCGGCGCGTTTTCGCTGGCTGTGTTTGATGTGACGATAACCAAAGTGATGAATACGGATCTTGTCAGCGGATCGTTCTTGTATTCTGGTTTTGATGTTAAGATTAGAGGTTGGTTGGAACCTTTCCAAGAAGCAGAAAATTGGACGGAGCAAGTGGTTGCCAGTGAAACATGGACTGAGGCCGCGTAGCGTGGTACATTGCGCACAACAAAGGATGTAAAATATGGCTGTAAATACCACAAATTATAAATTTAATAAGCCAGTAGTGGGCGCAGATAGCGATAGCTGGGGCGGTGAGTTAAATGAGAATTGGGATAAAATAGACAGCCTTTTATACGGGGCGTCTTATACTGATGGAGACAGCCAAACTGTAGAGCGCATTCAGCCCGATTTAGAACAAGGAAGTTGGGCTGTAAATGGCACAGCAATTACGGCTACAGCTACGCAATTAAACAATATTCCTTCTGCGATTACTGGCGGCGCAACGACTATTGCAAGCAGCAATTTAACTGCTGGGCGAGCGCTTATTTCAGATGGTAATGGTAAGGTCGCGGCATCTTCAACGATTACTACTACAGAATTAGGTTACTTAAATAACGTAAGCAGCAATATACAAACCCAGTTAAATGGAAAGCAACCGACTATAACTGGCGCAGCTACAACAATTGATGGGTCTAATTTAACAGTAAATCGCGCTCTTGTATCTAATGGGAGCGGAAAGGTTGCTGTTTCAGCCGTAACATCTACAGAAATTGGGTATTTAGATGGTGTTTCGTCCTCT